ATGCGTCCTTTACGTCCGTCATATCCCCGTGGTTCTCAAGCAACCAGGTTCTCCAATGGCGGATTTTCTCCTTGATAAAATTCTCCTTCTCCACATGACTTGCGTACTCTGCTACTGATGGGTAAAAGGTCATTACAATCTGTACTGCATCCCTCATAGCGCCTGAAAGTTTTATTGATGTCTCTTTGTTGTCCTGGAATTTCTCAATGGAGGCCGCTTTTTTGTCCATGAGTTTTGATGCTTGAGCACCCATTCCACCGCCTTTTGCCTGTTGTGGCTTAGGGGCAAACAAATAGTTTTTACCCGTAGGAGATGTCCAAAACTCGCCCTCTATACTAGCTCCGACTACAACCTGGTCGAAACCTGGAAATACCTCACCTTTCTTGTTAGTCCTATTGACCGACACGTCTGTAAATACCGTCCCACTATCAGTTTTAAGGCTAACTATCTTCCAATCGTTGTTCTTATTCTCTGACCAATCAATTTGATATTTCATATTTTTATTCTCTTAATCCGTCTACTTCTAATCCGTACTGGAAGTACAACGCCCAAGCTATACTCCTTGCTCTTTTGTATTCCCCTTTTTCAATTAACTTCTCAAAAAACTCATACATGGCGTGAAGCTGTTTATCCTCTTCCATGATTTCTGTGGGAGTGCGTAGATCTGGAATCTCCGTAAAACTCTCATTTCCTATTAGTTCTAGTTCGTTTTTCATGTTAGTTCCAATTAGGGTCTGCGTAAGAGAAATCCTCAAACTTTGGGTCATTCATATCCTTGCTCATTGAGGCGAAGGCTCTGCCGATTACTGAACCGATGGTTCTATTTGTTTCTATTGCTGCCAACACATCCTTTGCACACTGATCTGCTATCTCATTACATTTACAAGTAGGGTTTATATTCATATGAGTTAAAGTTTTCCTTTTGATAATTCTGTTATTAATGATTTGATTTCTGCCTTGTCGAATTGGTAACGAAAACACTTAGCAATATCCTCTATGGAGACTCCCGTGCCTTCATTCCTTGTGTCCTCGACTGCATTAGCAAATCTTTCAACTCTCGAAACGTGATGGTAGTCTCTGTGATTGGCCTGGTATAGTGAGTCAATAACTTTTATATCTCTCATGTTAGTTTCCTAATAGGCTGATAAGGAATAGAGCTACGAAAAGAATCAAAGCGACCTTTGGGCTTAGGGTTTTGTAACCATAGAGCCTATCCTGTGCTGTTCTAATATCTCCGAATACTTTTGTTGACATAATTTTTTGCTATTCCCCACACACCAACAAAGATGTAGGGGGAATAGCATGTTGGTTAATGATGCTGACTAAGCATCTGGGGGGCGGAGAAAACCTTTCGTATCGGTCTCTAAGAGACCTACTGTCGCCAGTGACTGCCAGTCTTTTGGACCAGACGCACGGCCAGAGAAACTAAGATTGTTCTTAACCCTTCAGATGCTCACAAAACAAAAAACGCCCCGTTTTGGCGTTTATTTGTTATACTTTGGTAACGATTATCCCTCTTAAGGATAAGGTCGTAGGTTCGATCCCTACAGGGCGGACAAGTTAAGTATGAAAAAAATAAACGTCTATTTGCTTTGCGATATGAGTCTGTCGAAGTTCTACCTCTAAAGTATATACCTTACCCGAACGCATGCAAGCATATAAAAGTGGATAACTTAAACTCTAACAGTCTTTGATTTAACTGTCAAACCCGAACGCTTCATTTCATTATAGTATATCTCGTGAACCGTACTGTGCGCTAAATTCATAATGTTTGCGATTTGTCGCCAAGATTTCTTTCCATTATCCCGTAGTCGCACAACATTTTTATTCCTTTCTGTATTTATAGGTTTTGCCATAATCGGATACTAACAAAGCCCGAACACTAAATCAAGCTCATAACCTCTTTATGTATTGGTTTCAGTTCCTCTTTCTCTACTTCGTAGTAATAAAGCAGTGTTGTTTGGAGACTTGTATGTCGAGCTAGTAATTGAGTCTTTCGTGGATCGACCTTGTTCCTCAATAGAGTTGTAACAAATGTAGACCGAAATATGTGGTGCGTAAGGTTTTTCTTCAGTCCTACTCTTTTTTTGATAGTTTGAAGATGTGTCTGGGCGGTTATTGGACCTAACCTTTTACCTGAACAAGATAGGAATAATGCCGTATTAGTATCTTTCCTAGTATCCATATATTCCTTTAATTCTTTTTCAGCTCCAAACAGATACACTGTTTCCCATCGCTTTGTCTTTTTGCTTACAAATCTGACCTCGTGGTTTAGAAAGTCTACATTCTCCCGATCCACAGAAAGAGCTTCTGATATTCTCAAACCTGTATGTAATAGGAATTCAAACAAAGCTTTCGTCCTTATCATTGCGTGATGGGACTTGGCTTGTGTATGGCCTCTGGCGTGTTTGCTGAATATGATAGGGCGAGTAAAGTATTCTCTGACTTGGGCTATATCAGCCAAATTCAAAGCTCTTGAGTCTTTCATGCGACGAGCTGGTGGTATGGTTATATCATCTATATCAAAGGGAAAGATGATGCCTTTTTTACGGGCATACTTGATTATGCTTCTTAGTGTAATTACGCTACGTCTTCCCATCTCGTAGCTGGACTCGCTTCCTTTTTTGAATACCAGGTCGCCGTGAATTGGCCGTATCTCTGAAGTATCTAATTCTCCTAAGGCTGGGAGTATGAATCGGCGTATCCGTCCAACATGATGCACAACAGTTGCTGCGCTCATGCCTATATCATTACAGTTCTCTAAGAACTCCAAAGAAAGTTCTTTCAGTTTCATATAAACGCAAAGCCTACGGTTGTAGCCGTAGGTGCGGTACCCGTGTAGATACGGATACGAGATAATTATACCCTGTTTAGAGTATAAAAAATCCACACCCCACTGCTACAACAATGGGTTAAATTATTCCGACGAAAGTGCGTACATCGGAGAGATTATTACTAATAAAAATAAAGTCAAGCAATAGAAAAATCCCAGATGTTTTCGACAATCAAGAGAGATTCAGGGTAAATCAGTTAGTTAGGTTAGTATATCAGTCTATAAATATGGTTTATGGGGACAAAGTGTGGAGAGTTTGGGGAGAAGACATGTTGCAGAGAAATATAGGAGGCGTATAATATATACTATAAAAATTGAAAAACAGGGTTGATCCCCCTCATAGGTAGAGTAAACAACAGAAATCTGTTTCAAGTTCGGCGTGGGTCACTAAAAAGATCATTACGCCTCACGGTGTATTCCCCTAAAAAGGTTTGCTCCCTGCGCCGTACTTGGTACGGATTTTTTGTTGCAAAAAAGTACCCAATTGGAGGCCTGCTGTCTCTTCGTAGTTCAAATCGGATAGAACACCCCAGTGCTAACGGCGGAGATTCAAGTTCGATTCTTGACGAGGAGACAATAGACCTTCAGCTAGGTACTTTTTATAATCAAAACAGTGATATCGCTATCTTATATCACTTGCGATAAACTCGCAAATTGGCGCAGGTTGTGGATAAAAAAGGAGGCTCTGCTTAGCCCTCCTTTGATTGCCGACTGATTAGGACGGCGTAGATAAGATCACCTCCTTAACCCACATGGAATAGTGGTAGATGTGACGGGATATGTCTTGGCTGTTCAACAACTTTTGGCGTGGTAATAACCGCTACAGCTACTGTCGCACAATTGCGAGACAGAAACCGCGAAGCACAATTACCGCTACAAAAGAATAGTTCAGCAATAACATCCCGATCGGGTTGAAACCTTGTCCAACACTGACGGCAGATTTTACTCATGGTCAGTGATTTAACATTCCCACACGACGCGGCGCAAAGGCAACATTGGGGAAGCAGTCCGACAGACGGTTTCTTTCGTGTTGAGCCGATTGCGTGTTCGGTGGATAGGGACGACACGACGCACTACAAGGAACGTGCCGAACCGCGAAGTTCTGCAGTGGTTCTTCATAGGATACTTTTCCGCACGCACAAACGAATTTCACTTGAGCCTCCGTTTGATGATTGGATTTAGATAACGAACACGATTTATAAACCGTGGCTTGATTTTCATCTTGAGTAGATTACTAACGTGGTTGATTGTTTCTGTACTCTTTCAGCTAAAACATCGAGAGCATAATCCTCAACAAATCTTACAGTGATTCCAGTTTTTAGAAAAAATCTAAAAGCGGCAACCATCGCATAACTATTGAGAAAAATGTCGTTATGACAATAGGCATCGTAGATCAGTTGGAATACTGACATACCAAGCTTATTGGCGGCCTGATATATCAGCTCGGGATGCGTTTTCATAATAAACTCCAGAGAGCTAGGGCCATGAATGGGAACGACATGGCAGTCTAGCTTAAGAGAGGCATCATTTAGCCATAAACAACAAGTTTTCGCACATTATATAGAATTTTAGATTTGTGATTCTTTTGAGCCTATTTGGTTGTGTAGAAGTCCTTTCACCCGTAGTTTTAATTACGGCGGACAAGAGCATTTCCCACCTCTCCAGAGTTTATTTATCAAAGTACTTTCCTCTTTCAATAGCTTACTCCCGCAAATCAAAAACGCCCCCTTGTCAATGAAACAAAAAAATTACCTAAGTGAACTTTGGTTCACGAGCGTGATAGTATGATAAATATATAAGTAACTTTTAAAACATGTCAGAATCACTAAAGTCTCATTTATGGTCAGCTGGTATTACTTTCGCAGGTACGTTTCTCGTTACGCTTGGTGCAGCAATAAAAGGTATTAATTTCAATGGTTTAGATATCACAGTATCTGGTTCTTTTGCAATTACCCTAATTATCACAGCTGGACGCACAGCAATTAAAGCTTTGATGGAAGATTTGCTAAAGGCAGACGTATTACTCGGAGTTAAAAAATAAGGTTAGATGATAAAAAAGATAATTTCTAATGGCGAGACAGCTCGCGCTAAACTTTTAGAAGGTGTAAATAAAGTTGGAGATTGTGTTGGTAGTACTCTGGGTCCTAATGGACGCAATGCAATTATCTATAGAAAGTATAAAGCTCCCCTCATTACAAATGATGGAGTAACGATTGCCCGCCATATTTATATGGATGATGTTATTTCTGATCTTGGAGCACAAACCATAGTCGAAGCTGCTTTGAGAACTAATGATCAGGCTGGAGATGGAACTACTACAACAGTTGTAATTGCAAGCGCTCTGGCTCAGAAAGGTTTTGATCTCTTGAAAGGTAATGAACTTTCATCAAAACCTAATGCTATGTCTATTTTCCGTAACATAAATGCTGAAAAAACCAATGTTTTGGCCATTCTAAAGGAATCGGCACGCCCACTAAAAAAAGGAGAGTTAGGAAAAATCATTAGTACTTCCCTAGAAAACTTGGAAGTTGGAAAAACGATTGCAGAGATGATCCAATCTGTTGGACAGGATGGATACATAGCAGTTGAAGATAATTGGGCGACTCAGTATGGAGTTACATCAGAGACAATCTTAGGAATGAAACAACATGGTACTTACGCAACTCCGTTACTTGTAACCAATGCGAGAAAGGAAGCTGTTTGGGAAGATGCACCTATTTTAGTTACGAACCATGATATTCAGAGTGCTTCTGTATTGAAAAGATTGATTGATGAGGTTCGAGCTAAAGGAAAGATGAAGTTTGTTATTGTTGCTGAATCGTTTTCTAAGCCAATGATCCAGACTATTGCAGGTGCAATAATACAAGCTCGTCAGGGTAACGCAGAAGCTCTACAGATTTTGGCAATAAAAGCTCCAGCCCTAACTTCGCAAGAATTGGAGGATGTCGCTGTTTTCTGTGATGCTACTTTCATAAACAAAAATGCTGGTATGGAACTAAAAGATGTTTCCCTGCTCAACTTGGGTTATGCAAAGAAAGTTGTAGCCAATGAGGATGAGTTTATCATCACTGAAGGCAGAGGAAATAAAGAGGAGAGATTAAAAATACTCAACGAACAGTTGAAGCTTGAGAAGGATCCGATGTTTAAAGAAAAGATGAAACGCCGTATCGCTTCCCTATCCTCTGGTATAGGTATCATTCGTGTTGGTGCTATGACTGAAACTGAGCGTGGCTATCTAAAATTGAAGATTGAGGATGCTGTAAATGCTGGTAAAGCTGCTTTAGAGGAAGGTGTTGTGAAGGGCGGTGGTTTAGCTCTAAAGGAAATAGCAGAAAGTTTGGGAGATAAGAATATCCTTTATGAAGCTCTTATGTCTCCTTACAAGAAGATCCAGGAAAATGCTGGAGGTAAGTTGGATATTGCTGATGATGTTCTCGATCCTGTTAAGGTAACTCGCTTGGCTTTTGAGAACGCTGTTTCCGCTGCTGGAACTCTGATAACAACTGAAACGGCTATATCTGAAAAGAAACAGACTCTCTGGGATATGTTGGATCAGCGACTGACACAAGGAGATGAACGCAATGACTTTAGAGACATGGAAAATATGGATATGGGCGCAGGTAAATTAATAGAAGCCTAAATAATTACTATGTTAAAAGGAACTGGAGCAACATATAAATCGCGCAGTCAGGCTGAGTTCAACAGGACTAAGAGTAATCTTATCCCTGGGGAGGCTCGCATTATCTCTAAGACTGCTGAGGTAATGACTAGAAATGAGAAAGCTAAACAAATGGCTAAAGATATGAAGAAGAGAAAGGTATTAGATATGTACTAATGACTGATGAAATTAAAAATAAGATCGGTAGACCAACTGATTATGGTCCAGGTATCCTAGAACTAACTAGAGACTACCTTTCCAATTATCCTAACTTTGGTGATGCAATTCCTAGTATTGCAGGGCTTTCTACGTTCTTAAAGATAGCTCGTTCAACGATTTATGAGTGGGCAAAACATGCGGATAAGAAAGAGTTTTCGGACATATTAGAAGATATTTTGTCAGATCAAGAGAGGACGTTAATAAATAAGGGTTTGAAGGGAGAGTTCAATGCTGCGATAACTAAGCTCGCCCTTGGTAAACATGGGTACAAAGACAACACTGATATGACTACGAATGGAAAGGATGTTCCTCAACCAGTATTAGTTAAATTTATAGATGGGGAAACAGATAGAAATACCAATAGAATATAAGCCGCTCTTTGAGTCGTGGTGGCGAGAAGCTGCAGTATGGGGCGGCCGTTATTCTTTGAAGTCTCACACAGTTGCACGTTTTCTTTTGATTAGAGCGCGGCAGGAAAAGAAAAGAATCGCCTGTTTTCGAGAGTTCCAAAATTCAATAGCTGAGAGTTCACACCAACTTCTTGCCGACCTTATAATCCTATACGGACTCACAGAATTTGAAGTTACAGACAATTCAATCGTAAATACGATTAATGGTTCAGATTTTTTGTTTAAGGGTTTACACCATAACGAACAAAGCATCAAATCTATTGAGGGTATAGATATTGCTTGGGTAGAAGAAGCACAAACTGTATCAAAAGAAAGTCTCGAAATTCTTACTCCAACGGTTCGTAAACCTGGGTCTCAAATAATTTATACATACAACAGACTTCTTGAAGATGATGCAGTACACCAAAGACTCGTCATTGAGGGGAGACCGAATACTCTTAAAATTAACGTAAACTTTGATATTGCTATTAAGTACGGAATGATACCTCAGAGCATTTTGCTTGAAATTGAAGATGACAAAGCGCGAAGACCTGCTCTGTACAAACATAAGTGGCTCGGTGAACCAAGTAGCTTGGAAAGAAAAATTTATAGGGATTGGGCAGTTATTGAGGAAATCCCTTTTGGGGCTAGATCAGTTAGGCGTGGGCTTGATTTTGGTTATACGAACGATCCGTCTGTAATCGTGGAGATTTACCAATACGATGGTGGTTATATCATTGACGAGATTTTGTTTCAAAGAGGATTGAGTAATAAGCAAATAGCCGATACTTTGTTAAACAATGGTAGATCCTTAGTAATTGCGGATTCTGCTGAACCTAAATCCATTGATGAAATAAGACTGTACGGGATTAATATTTTACCAACTGAAAAAGGAAAGGATTCGGTAGTTCATGGTATACAACTTGTTCAGGATCAAAAAATATCTGTAACTAACCGCTCTTTAAATGTAATAAAAGAATACAGAAGTTATTTATGGGAGTCTGACAAAGACGGAAGAATAATTAACGAGCCAGAACATACCTTCTCACACTCAATGGATGCAATTAGATACGCTATTGCTTCTCTTCACAAAGAAGAAATAATGCCAGTTTATCAATATCAACCTTCATGGGTATCAAAAAAACGATGAAAATATCCAACGTACCACCACCTGTGTATGATTTATGTGTTAAGAAGTTTGGCGTTGACTTCAATCAAGGCTTTGTCTTCACCTATGGCGACACTGTTCATACCAAGTTCCCACTTCCATCTGATCTAATTGTCCATGAGAGTGTGCATATAAAACAACAAGGCACTAAACCAGAAGAGTGGTGGGATAAATACCTAGCGGACAGAGATTTCAGGTTGAGCCAAGAAGTTGAGGCTTATTCAGCTCAATATCAGTTCTTTGCAAGAGGCACAGATAGGAACTTGGCTTATAGATTCCTCTTAAAAATAGCTGGTGACTTGAGTGTCCATTACGACCTTGGAATCAGTAAGTCAGAGGCGGCTTTATTAATAAAAGGAAAATGACCATAATCGAACTTTCAAAGAACGAAGTAGAGATTGTTAGGCTTCTAAGAGAGCTTAGACCTTTTGAAGTCATAGAATTGACAAAAGACCAATTAGGACGCTTAGACCACTATATCGTCCATCGAAAGCAGAAAATTGTGTTGACACCTATATTAGCTGAGAGTAAACTTTAGATACAAATTAATACTGTCTCAAAGGAAAGACCTGGGGATTATGTAAGAAGTTAAGAGCTTTTTACACCCAGGTCTTTTTAATGAACGGAGAGATTGCATACGACAAAGACGGTAAAATCCTCAATAACGTATCAGCCTATCAACCTTCTCAGGAAGAGAGGGATCTTTACGCTTTCTGTAAGAAAGACTACGAAAATGGAGATGAGATATTAAATCGCCCATTTGAAGAATTCAATAACAAATCAGTTATCGGACGAATGAATGAAGACCAGAAGTCTTGGCTTGCTTGGACACCAGAAGCTTCGTCTGATCCAGAGGATGCTTGGAGATGGAATGGTGTTAGACCAATCACTCGATTGAGAATTATGTCTACAGCGGCTCATGCGACTAAGACTACCCTTGTTCCACAGGTGTTTGCACAAAATGATGCTGATGAAGAGGATCGAGACATGAGTTATGTGGCTAAGACACTGTTGGAATACAATATAAATCTACGCGACTACCCTATCACTTTCTTTTACGGCATTATCTCTGGTCTTGTAAACCCAGTTACATTCTGGGAAGTAGAGTACACAGAGGCATATCAAGAAATCCTAGAAGGTACTAACAGTGAATACACCAAGAAAAAGGTTATAGACGATATTCTTTCTGGTTTCCAAAATCATCTCCATGCTCCAAATGAAATACTAATTTCTAACCCTTATCAGTTTGACCTTCAGAAACAGAAAGTTCTCATAAAGAGGCGAAAAATCTCTTATGACGAGGCTGAGGGTTTGCATGGTGAACACCAGAACTGGGGACATGTTAAGCCAGGAATAAATGCTGTTCAGAGTGAGGATGGTCTTTTCTACGATGTTGAGGATATCAATAGCGACATGGTGGAAGAGTGTACTTACTACTATCGTCGCTTAGACAGACAAGTTGTCTTTGTAAACGGTATTTATCTAAGCAATCTAAACACTGAATTCAATCCTTTTACTCATAGAACTAGCAAAAACAAACCTAAGTATCAGTTTGTAAAGTTTGGTTCTGAACCTATCGACGCTAAGAAGTTCTTTTATTACAAGTCCTTAGCCGCAGTTATGTCTAACGATCAGGAAGCTGTAGACCGTGAATGGCAAATGTTCTTTGATGCCTCAATGCTCGCAACATATCCACCAACTATTGGTATGGGAGGCGGAAAGATTGATAAGTCTGTTGTTGTTCCTGCAATGCACACAGAGCTTGGTAAAGATGCCAAAGTTGAGCCTTTGAATATTGCAAACCCTATGGCCGCACTTGCAGCTCTTAGAGAGGGAGAAAGATCAATCAATGAGTCTTCACAAGATCCACAATCTAGTGGTGTTCAGAGTGGTCCACAAAAGACACGCGGAGAGGCGGTTATCTTACAAGAAAATGCAGAGACAAATCTTGGTCCTATCACTCGCATAGCAGGTCAAATGGTTAAAGAAATCGGAGAACTAATGCTAGATGATATATTCCGCTATCAAACTATTGGTGAAATGTCGGAGATTCTTGGTGGTATTCCAAAGATGAAATATAAGACTTTTGTTCTACCTAATAAAACTAAGGGTGGAAAGAATGTAAGCGAATACATCAAATTCACTGACAGGTTTGCTGGTACAAAGATGTCTAAGAGAGAAAAACGAGATGAAGAGTTGAAGATGTATGAAGAAAATGGCGATGAAAAATATGTCTATGAAGTAAACCCTGCTCTAGCCGCTCGAATGAACTACCTTGTTTCGGTTGACTCGGATCAGTTGATGAAAAAGAACACTGCTTTTGAACGTGCTTTCAAACTTGAAATCTTTGATCGAGCTATAGCAAATGCAGAGGTATTGGGCCTAGACGTTCAAAAGGTCGGTATGGACTTCCTTATGGAGCCTTTAGTTAAGGGCGAGGCTTCTAAGTATTTCATTAAAAACGGCAACGAAGGTATGGCTTTGGGCCTGATCACTCCACAGGAAAATCAGGGCAAATCCATGCCTTCGAAGTTAGTCAAGTCGGTGGCAATGGAGCGGGCATTACCAGTTTAATTAATAAGACATGATTTACGTAAACAACGACAAACTAAAGCGAGCGAATGAGATTTTGGGTCTCGTTAACGGAACTCTTGTTCCTCAAAGCGATATAGAAATCGAAAGGAAATCAAGATTTGCGGCTCACTTGGCAGCAGCAAAGATAAAGGCAGATAGCGAAGGTGCGGTTGAATTTATCTACGCAAAGCTAGGAGGCTTGATCAGATCAGAAGCTGAACAAGCTACGTTTGTTGAGAAAGTGAAGGCGGCAGCTAAGAGAAAGAAGTAATGAAAGCATTGAGACTCTTTGTAATAAGATTCCTGGCACAAAAGACGCTTAATATCGTCACAATAGAAGACGTTTTGAGAGTCGTAGGTCGTGGACTTGCTCTAGGAGAATCAAGACTCACTGATGAGGAAGCGGGAATACTGAAAGAAGAGTCTAGTGCCTTATTGAACTCTATTCTCTGGAAGTACATAAAGAGAAACATCGAGTATGTAGCGAGCCAAAAGCTTGGGCGAGAGGCAAAAAGCAAAGAAGACATAATCGCTGGCAACATGATGTTCTATAACTTACAGATCATAGAGGAGTTCATAAGTAGATTGAAAAAATTATAACGCTCATTGTCGGCTGATACGGGGCAGAAGCTCCCAATCAGCCTGCAAAGGCAGCACCCTAGGGCTTTATCTAGGCTAATGTCGAAAGACCGCACCCTATTGCGACAAATAGGCAAAAAACATGGCAAATAACGAAGACATAAAAAAGGACGACGTTACCCCTTCACCTTCGGGAGAAAAAACGGAGATAAAGGATCAGGAAACTGAGACTAAATCGCAGGACATTGACTTTAAAAAGGAAGCTGAGGAACTGGAGAAAAAGACTCCACCTAAGACCAAACGTACGCCACAAGAAGAGATTAAATATAATCTTTCCAAAATGGTTGAACGAGCCAAGGAAGCGGGTATTGATCCTGCTGAAATCCTTGGTGCAAAAAAAGAGGAGGAAAAACTCGAAGCTGAGACTAGCGAATTCGCTACCAAAAGAGACCTAGCAGAGATAGAAGTAAATAAACTTGCTTCATCTCAAGATGAAAAAAGGGTCATCATGTGGTGGATAGATAACAAAGGTCTCTCTGTTGAGGATGCGCATTACATGGCGAACAAAGGCAGGGTAAAAACTGCTATGGACGAAATAATACGCAGTAAGAATAAACCTCCTATGGGCGCAGGTGAGTCGTCTGGTCAAAAAGACAAGACTATCGTTGCTCCTGAACTTCCTAGAGAACAGGATAACTTGATGGTTAGACGCGGATTCAAATTGGTTAAACCAGGTCTATATCAGGCCAAGTACACCCAATCTCGATTCGATGCAGAGTCTAAAACATGGGTTTCTGAAAAAATCTCACAAAAGTAAATATTCTGATTAAACACTTAATCACGAGATAGATAAGTCTGGTAAAAGGAGAAAGAAAAATCTCAAACAGGACGAAAACTATCTGGTAAATAAATTGGCAGCTAATAATCTTAGAATCCTCAAAGGTGGATATACCGTAAGGCGTTTCCGCACTGAGGCAAACGTAAAACTCGGCATCGCTTCTGGTGATGCAGTGAAAGCCGCTCAGGGTACTGGTACCAACTATGTTGATCTAGTTCTTGATGGCGATCCAGAGGAGGCTACTGATATGTTCTTGGGTATTACGAGAAGCGGCTCAACAAACACAGCAGCAGCTGATGGTGTTGTAGACGTTGAAATCGTAGGTCCTGGAACGATCATAGAGGGTAAAGCTAATACAACGACAAACGTAAACACTGACGCAAAATTGCTCGGTTTGCTTTTCGACTTTGTTTGCTTTGACCGCTCTGCGGCTACAGCGGCTGGAACTATTACTATCGACGAAGATGAAGGTACTGACACAGATGTCCATGGTCTTTGTATTCTCGATGGCGACATAGTTAAGGGCACGCTCTTGGTCACCCCTACAAACTCGACTCTTTGGAGAGGATTGGTTTAGTCAGTTAGTCGGTTCATTAATCACTTAATTAAAATTAAAAATGTCTGTTATAAGAGATACATCGGCAGGCGTATCTATCTCAACTGGCTCAGGTCTCGACGAGATCTTTGATAGCGGTTACGAGATGGATAGGCAGCCAGGCGAAGTCCGCGCAGATGACTCACTCTTCTTCAAACAGGATTCAACTGATTTCTTGGCGGTTCAATACGCTGAGTCAATGGGTCCAGGTAACTTCAATGCAACAACTGAAGATGAAGAAGTAGATGAGGCAACTGTTCGCGTCTTCAATAAATCGGTTGCGGAAGTCTTTGAGTTCGATCGAGACCTTCCTATTCCACAACGCTACCAGGAGTCATCTTCAATGTATGGCACTGTAGAAAAGTGGGTAGAAGAGCTTGGTATTCGTGCTCGAACCTCTCGAGATAAGCACGCTTTCTTGCGTTCTTACGGCGATGCTTTCAGTGGTGTAACAACCCCAGATGGCGTAGCTATGATCTCGAACTCTCATGTTTCTGGCTCTGGCGACACTGTCGACAACCTAGAAACAGGTGCTCTATCAGCTGACAACCTTTTCACAGTCGTTAAGTCTCTCCGCCTACAGAAGGCTCAGGACGGCGACTTGGGAAGCTATCACGCTGATGGTCTCCTAGTTCCAGTTAATCTTCACCGCACTGCGGTTGAGATTGCTGATTCAGAACTCAAAACAAATACTGCAAACAACAACCTTAACTACTTCTCTAGGGTTTACCCTGGTCTAGTAGTTGGATCGTCTGAGTATTTGGACTCGGCATACAACTCCCTAAACTCTAACGCTGACACTTCTTACTTTGTTGTTTCAAAGCTTCACTCTATTACCCGCGCAGTACGCGTAGGTATCGAACGTGAATATGTTGACGCAAAGTACGATCGTAAGCGCCGAGCTTTCTACCGCGCAAGATTCTCAGAAAGAGTCTATGCAGGTACGTGGGGCGGTCTTGTCGGATCAAACGGAACTGTTTAATTATCAACTAACTAACAACCTAAAATGAAAAACTTCATCATAGGAGCAATAATCGGGGCACTTGTTGTCGCGGGTATTGCGCTGGTTGTTGGTAAACAATCAGTTCAGCCTCTTGGCGCAGAAGGAGATACAAATCTCACTAACTTGATTCTCGATGGAGATCTCACTGTTGGTGACGATGCGATTATCTCTGGCGGTTCTTTGTCGTTAACTACTTCAAATACTGCTACTTCTTCTGTATCGGTCGGTTGTATTCAAACCACAGCCACCAGCACTCTTACTCCAGTCAAATTGTTGATTGGTTCAAGCGGTGCAACTACTACCTATGCTAACGCAAGCCTTTCAAACGGCCTTGTCGCATGGGCGTATGGTACATGTCCTTAGCCAGTTCACTCATTCCCTTTACGGGGAATGGGATGAGCTGGTTAGGAAAAATTAAAAATTACTTAATAAAATGAAAAACTTAACAATTAAACAAAAGATAGTCGGAGTCCTCATCGCTTTGATTACATTTGTAGGCGGAGGAGAAATTTATGGAAACGCTTCGGGCAACAGACCAGAAAATTCATACGGTTACTCAGCAATAGCCACCTCGGGACCAATGGCAATAAGCGCTGGAAACAGTGTATCAATACTAGCAACATCTACCAGACGCGCTTACGCGATATTCCAAGTTCAGAGCAGCTGCTTAGTTCCAGTTTACTTGAGACTTGCTAATAGCTCAGGCACACAGGTTGGCCAGCCAGCAACGTCTGGAATCATAATCACTGCGACCTCAGGCCCCTATGAAATCAAGCAAGAAAACAGATATGTAGGTGCTGTTTACGCTTCATCATCTGCTGCATGTAACTTGAACATTACGGAAGCTCAATTCTAAAACCATGGCATTAAAAACTGTTGGAGATTTAAAAGACGAGATTACAGGCATCCTTACAGGACTTGACCTTGATAATGTTGTTAATCTAAATGGCGCTCTTGAACGTGCTGCTAGGACTCTATCCCAACAGGTTTATATTCCAGAAACTACAGGAAAAGCTCCACTCTCTCTCTATGATGGTGTCAATGATTATGTTGCCGATACAAGGGTATTCGGAAGTACTATTGTAGACTTTAGACCGCAGACTGGCAGGGATTCTTCGGATAATGTATCTCGTGAGTCGGTAAAAGAGTTCGATAGAAATAAAGATGGCTTGATTAACGGAGTCAAAATTGCATTTGAGTATCTTCTAGGTACGCCAATCTTACGAGTAGCTGGTTTTACAGCAAAAACTAAAATCATTGTTGATGCAATGGATGATGATACAGACTGGGCTGTAAGTAGCCAGGCTTCAAACCTTGAATTAGATGAGAATGTTTACTACAACTCCCCTGCTTCACTTCGGTTTGACTTGACTGGTGTCGGTTTAACACCTGTTGGAGTGGTTACAAAAGCAATAGATACTCTCGATCTATCAGATTATGAGGATGTTGGAGTAGCTTTCTTAGCCATAAGGATTCCAGACACAGCAACAGCATCGCAAATATCGAATGTGGCAATAAAACTAGGCTCATCTGACACTGCTTACGATTCGGTTTCCACTACTGAAGGTTTCTTAGGTGCATGGAGAGTCGGTGAATGGACACTTGTTGCTTTGGACTTTTCAACATCAAGTGCAACAGGCACACCAAACTGGAGTGCAATAGATTATCTACAGGTTCGTGTTACTCACACGGCCGCAATGACCAATTTCAGAATTGGAGGATTGTTTATTTCTCTGCCATCTGCTTACGAGATGCTTTACAAGAGTTCAGCTATCTTCAATAACGATGGAGTTGTCTCGACCACAATCACTGATGACAATGATGAGCTTCTACTAAATGATGCTGCCTACAACTTGTATGTTCACGAGGCTTCTAAAACCATAGCTCTCCAAAACGGAGGAAGTGCCGCCAGCGGACTGATTAAAGATTTGAAAGTAGCTCTTCATGGTGAAGGTAATGACGAGGGACTATACACGAAATACCGCTCAACAGAGCCAGATGATACGGTTCCATTCCAGAGTTCATACGCTAGATTACCGAGAATAAGGAAATGAAAAATACTACTGACAATTTTGAATTTAAACTAGTAGATAGCTTTCCAGGCTATAACAGTGCAAGCGACAAAACTAAACTTGCCCCTGGCTTTCTAATTAGAGGCTCAAAAAATGTATACAAAAAGTTGTCAGGTACTATTGCTTCACGACCAGGACTAAAAAGACGCGGATCGGTTGATGCTACTACCCAGGGAGTTAAATCATCACATGAATGGGCAACTTCTTTGGGAACGACTAGACCTCTACGAGTTTGTGACGGAAAACTCCAAGTTGAATCAGACATTGTAGAAGACGGGGAATTTGTTTGGTACGACTTATTGCAGACTTCCACTTTAGCTCAATTAGCTGGAACTTATACTCGGTTTTCTTTTGATACATGGTGGGACGACACTGAGAAATCAGAAAGGCTTGTTGCTGTAAGAGGTGATGACAATATATTTCATTGGTCTGGCGGAATAGCAAAATTAAGTTCTGCTGCTCTTGTCACTACTACTGGCGTAACAGTTCTAAATACATCTCCCACGGCTGGAGGCAGCGGATACTCCGTAGGTCAAACTCTCACTATTACTGGAGGTGGTGGTTCAGGAGCTACTTGTAGAGTTGAAGCTGTAAACGCAGGAGCCGTTACCCAGATAGGACTTCTTACTCGAGGAACTGGTTATACCGCTGGCTCAGGATATGCAACAACTGGCACTGGCACTGGTTGTACAGTAGCGATAACAACTGTAGGTAATGTTTATTCAATTACGAAATCGGGAACTGATACTTGGGCAGAAAGCGGATTTGCCACAGTCGTTATACCTACATGGGAATCAGTATCTAATACTGAGAAAAAAATCATTATAAATGGCGTTGAATATTCATATTTAGGTGGCGAAGGTACTACTACTATTACAGATGTAATAGGTGGCGATCCAACAGCTTTGGCTGTTGATAGTGTAATAATTCAATCAGTATTAGTTTCTACCAGCGAACCTATAAGCGGATTTGAGGCAGATTTTATTAAAGTTATCGGAAATCAGGTATGGCTCGGCTCTTACTCTTCACGAGTTATTTATATTTCGGCAGACTCAGACTTCCTAGATTTTGAAAACGCTGGCTCTTATGTGTACGGCGATCCTGACAAAATTGTGATGGATAACAATGGTAAGGGTATCGGAATTAGTAATGATGGCCGAATTGTTCTTTTTGCTGGAGATGCAGATATGTATGTCGTTACTCCAAACGTAAACGTAACTTATACATATACAGGCAATGATGGTGGAGGTAGATTCATATATCAAAAAATAGAAAAGAGGCAGTTAGCTGGATTTACTTCCGCTTTAGGACACGAGTTCATAGGAAACTTTGGAGAATATCTAGTATGGCTGGACCAGAAAAATCAGTTGAGAGCTTTGGGTACTTTCGCAAACGTGAACAGTGTAAAACCAGTAACACTTTCATTGGCGGTTCAGGCGGAATTAGAAGAGGATGATTTCACTGGAGGTCATCTAAGAGTTATTGGAGACACCATACATCTCACTGCACCTAATAACGGCAGAGACTGGATGTACCAAGTCAGAGAAAACATCAACGATCAGGGCCAAGTTATATCAGAAAAGTTATGGCATCCACCTCAAATTAGGGGTATTGCTAGATTTGCTGTTATTGAAGGAATTCTATACGGACATTCAAATGTAAACCCTCAGATTTATCAGATTTGGGACACAGAACAGTGGTTTGATGACCATCCAAGTGAAGAACCAATACCTTATACCTGTGTTGCTCGATTTGCATATAGGCAACATGAACGCAGACAGGGACTAATAAAGTTTGATCGAGCTTACTTTGAGGGTTACATGCCACAAGGTGTAGAACTAAACGCAAATTTCTACATTAACTACAAAGGTTCGACAGCTAAACAGATGGTGATCATCAACAACAACGATAAGCCAGCTAAATTCTGGCCTCCAACAAACATTCCTAACATTGGGGATTCATCTTTTGGTGACAACCCATTGGGTGATGGGATTCTTGAAGAGGCAAACGAACAAGAATCAATGCCAAAGTTTCGTGACGTAGCGAAAACAACACCTATCAGTTGTTTTGAGTACAGTGTTGAACTTTATTCCGAAAGTGCGGATTCGAGATGGGAAATCTTAGTTTTCGGAACAAATGTTGTTCAAGCAGAAGAGCAGCCAGTTTACTTATAAATTAATAATCATATGGAAATACTTAATCAAATAACGACGGGGTTGGTGACGATAGCTTTATCAATATCATCATTCTTTGGACTTGTACCAGAGAATAGGTTGCACATTCTTGAGAGACAATTGGCAGACCTCTCCTCTCAGACTTTGGGTGTTGATAATTACAACATCACGGGAGGCGGAACTTACAGACTAAAATCGTCTATAGGTACGTCTGATACGACTCTCCAACTCTCTTCATTCAAAGAACCTGTATCAAACATCGCCTATACGATGTCATATCTGTACTCTTCGACGAGTTACGGAACGATTGACCCGCAGACAAGCAGACCTGAGTTTGTATCATTCACTGGTATAACTCAAAACTCTGACGGTTCTGCTACTCTCACAGGTGTTTCAAGAGGTCTTTCTAGGACCCCAGCTGGTTCTGCTTGTACTGCTTCAACTACTTTGGCCCAGAGACATCCTGGTCAATCTATATTCATCCTTTCTGATTCTCCATGTCATTTTGCTGAATATCCTGTAAAGAAAAATGACGAAAATATAACTGGAGACTGGCATGTTCCTGATCCAGAAAATTCGACATCTATTGTAAACAGACGCTATGTAGATGGTGCAGCTTTTGGAGGTGTTGGAAATGCTTCTGAGACTGCAACGGGTACTGTTGAAATTGCTACGGGCGCAGAGGCCGCCGCTTCAACACAGAGCGGATCCCTAGGAAGATTGGTACTCCCCTCTTCAATGGCTACTTCAACATTCAACTCGGCTACTGCTGGAAATGTGATACCAGTGACGAACGGCAGCGGATCTATTGATGGCCGATTTGTACAATCACTAGCTACAACAACATTCTCTGGAAAACTCTCATTCTCAAATACATACGCATCTTCAACCTTTGCAAGCACAACTATAAGAGTTTATGCAGCGACTACTACAGTTCACTCAGCTACTTCTACGTATTCAATTCCAAGTAATCTTAAGTTCATTATCGTTGAGCTTGTGGGTGGCGGCGGAGGTGGAGGCGGTTCTACAAATACATTCCGTGCTGATGGAGGTGGCGGAGGTGGCGGATATTGCAGAAAGATATTTATGGCATCTCAACTGAATAGTTCTTCATACACTATTGTCGCAGGTAGTGGAGGTGCAGCAGGTACAGTCTCTGATGGTACAGCTGGCAGACAATCCAACTTTGGAGGTATGGCTACATCTACAGGAGGTAGTGCAGGTCAAGGTGACCTTACTTCTGGAACGGGCGGGGTAGGTGGAACAGGCCAGGGTTGTGAGTTAAATGTTGTCGGTCAAACAGGTGGTTCAGGTTTTACCACAGGAGCAACCGCAATTCTTTCTGGTTACGGAGGCAATAGCCATCTTGGAAGTGGTGGATACGGATCATATGCAACGGTTGAAACCACTGGAAACAACGGCACGAACTATGGAGGAGGAGGTGGAGGTGCTGGTAACAGTACTGGCGCTAACGATGTTGCTGGTGGGGCTGGAGCGCCTGGAGTTGTAATTATAACTGAAGTAACTAACTAAAATGGCTGAACTAACCTTTGACTTAACGGGAACACCAATAGGAGATGCTTACAACAAAGCCAAAGGTAATTTGGCTACAGCGGGTAACGCTAATCCTGATACAGAGACAATAGCAAAGAACATACAAGATGAAAGCTTACTTTCTCCTACAGTTCTTTCATCTAGCAACGGAAAAACTACCCTCGATAACTATACGAGAGATCATGCTAACGACATGACTTCTCTTACGACTACTCAAAAGAATGATCAGATAAATCAGGAAAATATTACTAAAAGATTAGAAGAGAGTGCTCGAAAACAAGGCGGACTGACAGCTGAGGAAATTGGTACTTTGGGAGGTAACGTAAACGACTATAACTTTGTTGAAAAGGCAGGTTTATATATCCCTAAAACAACAGAAAAGGCAGACCCATACAAGGCAGAATTAGATTCAATGGACAAAGCATTTAAAGAGCAGGAGCAATTTGCTGATACTTCTACCATGAATTTGATGAACTCTATAAAGAGTACTTATGAATCAATAATGCAAGATCAGAGAGATGCTAACGAAAAAAATTATGCCTCAGTTAGAAATTATGGATTGCGTTCAGGTCTATCAAGATATTCAGGAGAAAGTTTTTCAACAGCTCTCGGTGAAACAGCTACCGCAGGTATTAAAGCTCTAAGTGGAATTGCTGCAAAACAAGCATCGGCTCTAGTTGAAGCTCAAAACGCCTTAATAGAAAAGAAATATACCCTATTCGCAAAGAAGCGAGAGGAAATTGCCTCACTCAAAAAGGAACGCGCTGACCAGCTTACAAAAATAGCAGAAGCAGCTCAGAAAGAGAAAGAGGCTCAGGCAAAAATAAAAGCAGAACTCACTAAAGATATTAATAGTGTTATGACAGATGCCCGAAAGAATGGTGCGCCCGATGAAGTAATACAGGCTATCGCGAGTTCAGGCTCTCTATCAGAAGCTGTTAAAAATTCAGGTGATTACCTCCAAGGTGGGGCTGGAATTGTTGGAGAGTATCAGTTCTACAAACGAGATGCACTAGCTCGTGGTCTTACACCAGTTAACTTTGATGAATACCAAACACAAGACGCAAACAGAAAAATAAAAATCGCCTCAGCTAACGCAGGAGGATTGACTCCACAAGAAAATAGCACTTTCTTGTCAGTTACAACAAAATATCAGGCTGATGCTGTAGTAAATGCGGCTATTAAGGCAGGTCAAATGAACGCCCTGGCTGACCAAATCATCGCAGACCCAAATTCTGCAACAAATCAATTGGCTTCCCTCTACCTGTATGTAAAAAATCTTGATCCTGAGTCTGCTGTACGTGAAGGTGAACTTTCTCTGGCAAATGAAACTCAAAGCTATTTAACTAAGTTCAGCAATTCTCTTACTCGGCTTAGTACTGGTAGAGTCATTGCTCCTGAGGCAGCTAAAGAACTGGCTCAGGCAACAAAAGACTTGGTTAAAACATGGCAGAGCACAGCTGAGAAAAAGACAAAGCTATACAAAGCTCAAGCAAGTGGTTCGAGTCCAAATGTTGGTGAAGCCTTTAATAAATACCTTAAAGACAGCGAACTTTTCGGCACTGAACTTGCTGATAGTCAGGAAGAAGCAAAGACCACTGTCGATAATTACGTAAAAGCAAATCCAACTGAAGCGGAAGCTGTCGCAAAACTTTCTGAGAAATTCAGTGATGACGAAATAATTGAGTACTTAATAGCGAATGGTAAAAAAGTAAACTAACATGCCGCTTACACCAGAAAAAATCGCAGAGATGGATGCACTGACTGGATTCAAAACTCCAGCTAATCTAGGTAGAAAGTCTAGGGCTGATGAAATACGTGCCTTGGGTATGCAACCAGTTACACCTCCAAAGCCTACAGTGCTTGAAAAGATGGCTGGATTCAGCATGGATAAAGCGGGAGACATGTTAGACCCTACAGGACTTGCAAAAACTGGAATAAAAACAGGCTTGGAAAATATTAAGGATGCTGCAAAAACTGTTGTAGATAAATACAAAGGTGCAAAAGAAACAGTCGCAAAAGCGGACGAAGCATTTAATAAAAGCGAGTCTATTGGTGAAGGCCTGGCTATAACTGGAGATGCCGCCCTGGATCTTGTTACTAAATCGTTTGGTGGAGCAGCCGAAATATTTGGAGACTCTTTGCTTTCTGTGATACCAGATAGTGTAAAAAAAGCAGTAAGCGATCCTAACTCCAAAATTGTTCAGGACTTCAAGAAGTTTACTGACAATATGACACCAGAGGCAAAACAAATGTTTTCTTCTCTTTCTCAAAAGGCCAAAGAAAACCCAGAAATTGCTAACGCAGTGAAAAATTCTATAGAGTTGGTGCTGTCGGGAGCTGGTTTTAATGCTACTGGTGCAGTAAAGGGAGTAGTAGAAGGACAATTAGAGAAACCAATAGTAAGGACAATCAATGAAGCAGTTCCTGTCGCTGAGAAAATGGCACAGAAGACCAGCAATACATTAGATGAGGCGATAGAAATCGGCCGTGCCCCGCTAACTGATCAAATGGAACAGGAGGCGTTTAAAAGAGGTGACATAACTCAGTCTGGCATACTCGGTAAAAGAAAAGTTAAGCCATCTATAGAAGACGGGAAAGTAGGTGAGGCACTAGAGCCGCTTGTTCAGCAAGGTAGAGTAAGTGCAAAAGATCCGCTTAAGAGTGGAGCAGAAATAAACTCAGAGGTTTCTAGTATCAATGGCAGAGTTAAAGAATTGGTGAAAGATCCACAATACAATCAACCATTTACAGGTAATGGTTTGGACAAGGTACTAGGAAAAGTAAAATCTCAAAACGAAATACTTTTTGGTGGAGACAAAACTATAGAAACTGCCTACGACACAGTATTAAATGAATTCAAAAAATTCCTAAAGACAAAAAACGTAGAAGGTCTTATTGATGCTCGACAAGAATTCGATTCATTCGTTAGAAGCAAATACCCAGACATCTTTAAAAGAGACAAGTTTGGAAATATGAACCCAGCTGATAATGCAAAGAAAAACGCATTTTACGATGTGAGAACAGCTGTTAATGAATATGCTGCTGACTTGCTAGATCAAGCTCAACTGTCGAAATCTATGGGCTATCTTAAGGCAACCGAAATTACACCTTTAGTGGAAAAGGCAAAGAATTTTCCTAAAGTAGAAGACTTCATAAGAAGTGAAAAGTCAGAATTTTCGAAAAAAAGGAACTTCACTAATCCAGCCGAATATAGCACTACTGTTGAAGATGATTTGAGAGAGATATGGGATATCGCAAATGTTACAGCTAATCCAAGCGCAGGTAGAACACTGACTAATTCTTTGAGACGAGAGTCATATTTGTTGAGGGCTATTGAAAATATCGGAATCAAAGAAATCAAAGGTACTTCAGATACGAATATATTACAAAGAATGGTCCAGGACCACCCATGGCTAAAGGTCGCTCTTCCTAGTGGAGTCGTAGGAGGAACAGTCACTGGAGCGCTTCTTTCTCATTAAGAGCCAACCAAAAAAACCACCCACAATGAAACAAACAACTCCAGCAAATACAGCGCCTAATACAACTAACATAAAGTTATCGATCAGTACAAACCTTTACGTAAGTTTTGCTTCTTGTGCTGTACTCCATGCGACATCCTGGAGGCAGAGCTGTGCTAGATGGGCTAGTGGTAATTGTGTTTTGAGTCGAGTTTTGAGTAGCACTGCCAAGAACTGGTTCGGATCCCTGAGAGCAACTAACCGCAGTCCCCTTTCCCTCTACTACATAGCAGACAGTTCCATTAGAAGCATCTTTAAATCTGTATACCTTTGGACCGTCAGCGTTTGTAGTCAAATAAGCTGGCTCAGAAACATTCAAATTAAGGTACTCAGCAGCTCTTACAATTCCATAAAAACCGAGGCTAATAACAGCCATAAAACTCGTCACAAATATAATCTTTTTCATTCCCTGACCCTACTCCTATCTAATCCATTAGTCAACTAACTTATCCTCATGTTAAAACTCAACCAAGCAGAGAAAACTAAAATCTACAGAAAGGCTCAACAAAGCCCTGCTTTAGCCATTATGGAAGCCGTAGAAATCTTCAGAGTTCAGATGGAAAACTGCTTGGAAGAGATGTCAAACAAGTTACCAGAAACCGCATTATTAAAGCGAATTGAGGCTGTAAAAGGTGATGATGGCATGGATGCAGATGAAGAGGAAATAATTGAGAGAGTTGTTGAGGTTGTTTTGGGCCAAATACCTGCACCAGAAGATGGAAAAACACCTACAGAAGAGGAACTTATTTCACTAATTAAACCTTTAATTCCGAAACCAATAAAAGGTGACAAGGGTGATGATGCAGATGAGCATAGAATTTGCCAAAAAATAATGAAGGCAATTCAACTTCCTAAAGATGGCAAAACTCCAACCAAAGAGGAACTGATTGATTTGATTAGACCTCTTATTCCAAAGGTCAAAGATGGTTCACCAGATACAGGAGAGCAAATAATAGACAAAATTAATGGAGCACCTGCATACAAAATGATTCCAGCCTCTCGTATTTCTGGTCTGCCAAGAGAAAGCAGAAAGCCGTTCATTCTCAAAGGTGCTGGCAGCGATGGAGCAACCTCCTCGGATAACTTTGCGGATGATGAAGTTCCAACAGGTTCTGTAGACGGAATAAATACAACATTTGTACTTGCACAGACTCCTTCCCCCGCTTCCTCAGTAAAAGTATTCCAGAACGGAACGAAGAGAACTCTCGCTACTGACTACACATTCTCTGGTATGACCATCACCTTCCTTGTTGCCCCAGAAACAGGAGACATTATTACTGTCGATTATCGTTATTAAAATGAAAAAATTACTCATCTCATTACTCATACTTCTGGTCCCTTCAATGACCCTTGCTCAGACAGTTGTTAAACCCTCGCAGGGTGGAACAGGTACAACTACCATACCTACATCGGGACAGATTTTGATTGGTGGAAGCAACAACCGATATGATGTAAAAACATTGACCGCTGGATCTAATATAACGATTGATACTTCGGGTGGAACAGTGGTCATCTCTTCTAGTGCAAGCGGTCCTGCGGGATCATGGGCTACGACTTCTCAAGATTATTACAACTCTCAATTTAGAGATTGGAGAATAACAGGCAGCCCATTGTATTTAACTCCAACAACTACAATCGGAATTATAGTAAATGGAACAGCCTCATCGACTATAGGTAAATTGACAGTCACAAACGGAACCACGACCAACGCCACGAGTACAAACATCTTTACCTTGGGCTTTACTTTAGGAACTGAATCAGGCTGCGCCTCCTTTGCGTCTGGTATTCTAACGGGTACTGGAGTAGCTTGCGGAACAGGTGCTGGTGCTGGTGGAAATTCAAAGTGGGCTACGACCACGAACAATCTAGATATAACCACTAACGGACTGGGTGGAATTATCCTTAGCGCATCATCTACCATAGATAAACTATCAGTTAGAAACGGAACTACAACAAATGCAACCACTACTACTCTATATGTAAATTCTGGTGGTATTACAACTTCGGGTTCTACAACTCTCCAAAACTTTACGGCTAAAAATGCAACAACAACTCAAGCAACTACTACAAATTTCGGCTTTACAGGTATAGCAAATAAACTTCTCGCTACTGACGCTTCAGGAAGTGTTATAGGTACTACAACAATAAGCACAAACCTTCTAAACCTAAAATCATTCACTGTCACGACCGCGGCTCCTCTAGGCGGTGCTGCAACTGTAAACCTCGGTGATACTCTAGCCTTAACCTGTACTGGATGTCTGACGGCCAACCAAACGATCACTCTAACTGGAGATGTTTTAGGTTCAGGAACAACCAATATACCAACTACTCTCGGTCCAGGCATTGTAAATCGTGACTGGAAACTATTTAGCCCTACAATCCTCCAGCCTACGACTACCCCAATGGGAATTTTGGTAAACAACTCCACATCTACAATCACTAATCTATTTGTTGTTAATGGAACTACTACAAATGCTACCTCAACCAACCTCTCGATCTCTGGAACTCTCGACATAGATCAGATGACTTCGGCTTTACTACTAACAGGTGCAACTGGAATAGTGGCTGAATATGCTGGATCGGCTAACCCTTGTACTAATCAAGTTCCCACAACTATATCTGCTTTGGGCGCTCTAGGTGGTTGTACTTCGATCAACGGCTCATGGTGGAGCGGTACAGACCTTGCTGTAGTTGATGGTGGTACGGGTCTATCAACTTTAGGCGGTACGAATCGTGTTATTTACACTTCGACTACAGACAATCTCGCATCAGAAGCAGCGTTTACATACGATCAAGCTACAAATATCTTGACCGCTGATAGTTTCTTAGCGAACGCCTCATCAACATTCCAAAACTTCACTGGAATTAACGCTACAACCACAGCCGCCACCAGCACGAATTTGTATGTTTCCAACAGATTTGTCTTAAATACTCAATCAGGATGTGCTTCCTTTACATCAGGAGTACTGACTGGCACAGGATCGGCTTGCGGTTCTGGTGGTGCATCGACCGACAAATGGGCGAGTTCGAGCGACAGTTTGGGTATATATCCAAACACAATTACCGCAGATGTCTGGATAGGATCTACGGCCACAGCTACAGCTCCATTCTGGTTTGATGTTTCCGCTACAACAACCTACATAGGAAACGGCGCTGGAGACTCAATCATAACTCTAGGCACTTCATCACAGGCTTGGTCTTTGGGATATCTTTCGGCTGATAACAACTTCTACATCTCATCATCAACATCCCTCAACTCAAACAACTTCCTTAGTATCGGTAAAAACGGATCGTCTACGATTCAATCAAACCTCACGATTGCAGGAAATGCCACGACTACAAATGCAACCACCACTGGCCTTTATGTTTCAGGTACGACACGACTAGCTTCACTGAATGGAGTCCTTAAAGGTACTACAGGCGTGGTTTCGGTTGCAGCAAATGGAACTGACTATACTCTCGTAACGGCAGTTTCTTGTACAAACCAAGTGGTTACAGCTCTTACGGCGGGTGGCATCGGTACCTGTAGCTCAATCAATAACGCATTTTGGTCTGGTACTGACCTCTCTGTTGCAAACGGCGGTACAGGACTTTCAACATTCGGTGGTACAAACCATATTCTCTATACTGGTACAGCTGATAACTTAGCTTCCGAGGCAGCCTTTACCTATAATGCGACAACTAACTTACTAACTGTAGACTCAATAATCGGTAATGGTTCCTCTACGATTGACGCTCTAACAATGCGTCTATCTACAACGTCCCAAGCGACTACTACAAACATGTTTTCTACCTGGGCATCGTCTACAAACTTGTTTAGCTCTAAATTTAGCGTAGCGTCATCCACAATTCCTGCTAACTGGGGTGTAGCTATCGCAACTACAACTGTTATATCAGGAGCACAAATTACAAATACCATTGCTTCTACGACAGCAAACGCCATTCAGGTAATCAACTGGGATACAGGAAATACCCAAAGAGTCATGGTTACAGCAGCTACGCAAATAGTGGTAAACGCTACATCATCTAATCCTAAAGATGGTGGCAAATATATTCTGAAAATCTGCCAAGATCCGACTGGATCAAGAGCTGTAACTTACTTCCCTAACGCTCTACGATGGCCGACTCTTGGTGCAACACCAGGAGCGACAACAACTGTCTCATCGGCGGCTAACTCGTGTACTTTCATAGGCATGATTTACGATTCTCTTTATGGAGTTTACCAAGTCATGGGTTCAACCACGGGTATAAAAATAAATTGATGAAAAAACTTCTTTCAATACTCGCTATAGCAGCAATCCTAAACTTTTTTACGGCGACTCATGTTTTCGCTGCTTCATGGGTAGTGTTTGAGAATTTTGACAGCTTGGTTGATGGAGCTGGTCTTGTAGGCACTGGAGATGGCACAGGATGGTCAGGTAACTGGTTAGATCACTCATCTGGTACAAACTGGCAATCTGTTACTGCTCCAGCGGGAGGACAAGGCTGTCTCGCTGCTTTTACCACTACTGGAGCGTCAATGATCAAAAGAGATTTTGCGGCCTCTATATCTGCCTCAACTGTTCATTTTGAGTTTTACTTGTCTGATAGTACTGCCGCAAACAGATATGACGTAGCGTTTTTTACAGCAGCCGATGGTGCAAGGTTTGGTGTTGAGATGAATGCTGGTGGCGCTGGAGGTGGTGCTCTATCTGTAAACGCTACAGACTTTTCTAGCTTCGTTGCAGACACAGGCTTCGATTACGTACTTAACGCCTGGAATGATATAGATGTGAAATTTGGTCATGTTGCTGGAAAGTTTGCTATTTCGGTAAATGGAAGTGCCTATAGCGCCGATTTTACTTCTACTGGAAGTAATACCACCATACAACGGGCCTTTATTGCTAGTTTGGACGCTAGTAGTAATGGAGATTTTTATGTTGATGATATTGGTGATGTAGCTGGTGCAACTTGTAGTTCTGGGGGATCGCCAGATAATGGTGATTATGAGTGGTTTTGGAATTTATGGATATGAAAAAAATACTATTCACAACTTGTATCTTTTTTTTAACAGCTTCACCAACTTACGCTCTAAACCAATCATCTAATTGGGCCTTTACTGGTAACGCTACAAACTGGGATATTACCAACGGCACAGCTACTGATTTTTGCGGAAATACGACATCCTCATCTGAAACTAATCTAAACATTATTGCTTATGACAATGGCAACTTTAAAGCGGCCGAAAACACAACAAGTAACAGCGTTCAAGAGCGAGGTAGAATTACGCAGAACATCACGATTCCAGGCACTGGAAATCAAAAAGTTCGTGGCGGATTGACCTATTCCACTACTGGTAGCATTTGGTCTACAGCAAATACAAGCTGGGTGCGTTTAGACGTTTATGATTCTGCTGATTCAGCTTTTGTAGCAACGATTGGCTGTGTTGGATTTAACACAAACGTAGCAACTACAACTATAGGCTTTGATACTAATGTAACCCTGACAGGCGGAACCAAATACCGACTACGAGCTACCATGAAACTAAGAAATGTAGCGACAGACGGCGTTCAAAATCTCTGGATAGATAATGTGGTCCTAACAACCCCACCAGTAAATCCAGCCGCTTCTGCGTCTGCGGGTACAACAAATGCGTCTTTAAGTTGGGATGTATCAACAGCGACGACCACAGCGCCAGCGATTCACGCAACGACTCCCTATAAGGTTTACAGGGGAACATCATCAGGAGCAGAAACTTTCCTAGCTAACGCGACAACAAATTCCTACAGCGATACAAGTACAACGGGGAATACCACCTACTATTATTGGATCACGAACTTGGACACTTCATCATATGAGTCTGCCTCCTCCACAGAAGTAAGTGTTTTGACTTTACCAGGCGCTCCGACTTTAGATGCTTTCTCGTCCATTACCTCTACAGGTATGACGGTTAATTGGTCTGCTCCAGCTGGTGGTGCTGCAACTTACAAGGTAGAACGCTGTCTGGGTACTGGGTGCTCCGATTATGCCGAAATCTCGGCTGGTGGGGCGGGCACATCATATGTTGATTCAGGACTGCTACCTTCTACTATTTACCGATACAGAGTGAGGGCCACAAATGCCACAGGTGATGGTGTTTATTCATCGGCTTCAGAACAGGCGACAGACGCTGCCCCGCCGAGTGGTATTGTGCCGCCGACATCATATCTACCGATCGCTGGTGGCAGGTTAATTATTCAAGGTGGTTATTTAATAATGCGATGACAATTTCTAAAGACCAAGTACACATAACAACTTTAAATGCAGTAATAGGGCTGACTTTAGGCATAGGAGCAATTTTCGCAATTTTTTATACAGCACAGGCAAGTGATAAGAAAGATATCGCAGACATCTCAGAAAGAGTAGCGAAACTAGAAGCTGTTTTACCAGAGACAAATAGGAGACTCGAGGGAATCGAGGGAGCACTCCAAAGCCTTACAAGTGAATTAATTAATAAGAAAAAATGAAATATGAACCTGTTGGTGGTGGATTAATCATAGATACAAAGGAAACTGACTTCGTTTTCGGTTCTGGGCAACTAGAAGCTCCTGTCATACGTCCAGATGGCGACTGGACTGCCTATTTACCCCAAGCTGAGGATCAGAACATCAGAAGCATAGAAACAGCCGCCTGTGCCACTTTTGCCATAATAAATAGCATCGAGATACTCATGGAAGAGATGGGATTAGGCAAAGATTTTGACTATTCTGAAAGATTTATTTCAATATTGTCCGAGACTACACATATAGGTAACTCTCCTACTAGAGTTGCAGAGACCATTAGACAGTATGGTTTGATTCCACAAGCAATGCTTCCTTTTGATGAGTCGATAACTTCTTGGGAAGATTTTAATTCCTGGAAAGGTGCAGACAAAGAAAAGTGTCTGATTGCAGGACAACAGTGGAAAAAAAGATATGGTTTCGCATACGACTTAGCATGGAAGGGTGATATTTCTCCAGAGGAAAAGCATAAAATTTTAGAAGAAATTTCAAAGTTTTGCCCTCCACCCGTTTCAGTTTTAGCATGGGTTAGCAACAATGGAGAGTACTTCAAGCCAATGGGCGGAGATGATAATCATTTGACCCTACGTGCCAAGGCAAATGTAGCTTTTGACACCTACGAACCATATTTAAAAAATCTCAGACCGCTTTATGATCACGCAATGGCTCTGCGTGTTGTTGTTACAAAAAAAAAGTACGAAACACCCGTAGGATTTTGGAAATCAATACTCAGCCTAATTAAAAAACTATGGCAATAAACAACCCGAAATACATAATTTTTCACACCTCCGATGTTTCATATGGGATTTCGAATAATCAATATTTCTCAATAAATACTTATCATCGTGACGTAAGACAATTTCCTGTTTCTTCTCTAGGTATTTACGTGGGTTACCACAGACTTATTACTGGTGGAAAAAATATCCAGTGTCGACTCGATACGGACGAAGGAGCACATTGTAACCAAGTAAAAGATGGAGTTTCAATGAACTTCCAATCACTAGGAGTATGTATTGGCTTTGATGGAGATGTGGAATATCCAACACAGGCAGATGCAATTATGCTTCGGGACCAGATTTGGGCCTGGCAAGAAAAATACAATATACCAATCGACAGGGTTCTATTTCATAGAGATTTCGCTACAAACAAAACATGCCCAGGAAAACTGATAACGAGAGACTGGTTGTACCAACTTTTGAAAAAAGTTCCGAAAGTTCCAATGAGTGAGTTAGTTATAGAAAAAGATGTATGGGATAAACTTTTAGAAATACTTCGGTCATTAAAAATAATAAAATGATAGACAAGAAGCTGATCTATTTGTTAGATATCGAAACTTCGCCCTCACTCGGATATACATGGGGGAAATACGAACAGAATGTTATTGAATTTACAAAAGAAAGCTACATGCTTTCTTTTTCGATTAAACGACTGAACGAAAAGAAGGTCTACACCTACGCACTGCCTGATTTTCCTTTGTACAAAAAGGATACTGAAGATGATACCCAGCTTTTGACTAAATTGTGGGAGTACTTTAATAAGGCAGAAATTATTATTGCCCACAATGGAGATCGGTTCGATATAAAGAAATCAAACTCATATTTTATAGAAAAGGGATTGAAACCGCCTAAGCCTTATAAAACAATTGATACCTTAAAGATAGCAAGGCGTTATTTCGCTTTTAACAGTAATAAACTAGATGATTTGGGTAAACATCTACATCTAGGGAAAAAGGCCACTACAGGCGGTTTTGGGCTATGGAAGGGCTGTATGAGAGGAGATATGGCCTCATGGCGCAAAATGAAAACCTATAATGCTCAGGATGTTCTACTCCTAGAAAAGGTGTACGTAAGATTGCTTCCATGGATCCAAAACCATCCTCACGTTGACCCAGAGATGGGAGAGTATGCTTGTTCTAACTGCGGATCGTACAAGAAACAAAAAAGAGGGTTCGACATGCTTGTAGGTGGAAAGAAAAAACAGGTTTATCAGTGTATGGGGTGTGGGCATTATTTTAGAGGTAAATTGATAAAAGAATGAGGAAATTCAAATCTGGCGGAGTTCGTGACGACGACAATTCGAAAATAGATTTTGAAGGATTTTTATCTCCAATAGTTTTACAAGCTTATGGTGAATACATGCACAGACATCGACACCTTGTCGATGGCTCACTAAGAGATTCGGATAATTGGCAGAAAGGTTTTGGCGACAAGCATAGGGATGTATGTATAAAATCTCTTTTAAGGCATGTGCACGATATGTGGATGGAACATAGGGGTTACAAAAGTAGAGAGGATATGGATAGTGCTATATGTGGAATACTGTTTAATGCTATGGCCTACTATCACGATGTTTTAAAACAGAAAACCGCCCATCGGCGATTTTCAAACTAAAGCGTACAGTGTCGAAATTCTGCATCAACCCGCTAATTGTCGAACCTAAGTATTGAGCTTAGGTTTCCAGCAAGACTTACTAGCTTTCCAGTGTTTGTCTCCCTCACTTTCCATAAGCCAAATTCCATACTCGATATTCCCCTGTGTAGTATGGATATCAAGGCCCATTTTTTTTGCCTGATCTAAGTGATAAAACTCATTTATCTGAAATACGCCTTTATCCTTGCTGTTTACTTCTCCAGATAAAACTTTCCCGTCTTTAAACTGTCTCATTTTACTTTCACAACTAGCAATAGCGACCGCTTTTTGGACGGGATAGTTGTAAGCCTGTGCTCGTGTAATTATGTAGTCTTCTATGGCTGCTGGTGAATTAAGGGAAACCGCCATAAGAGACATTGTTATTATAGGTAACATTGTTTTTGGCCTCGCCAGCTATTCAGTCGTGACAGTCATTCTTTAGTGTTGCGGGTACAGGAATCGAACCTGTTTTAACAACCGTATGAAAGTTGGACGATACCTACCGCCCACCCGCTATACAGTTAATGCTACACCTTAGTGAACTATAGTCCACTAGCATACATAGATTAAATATGTCGCTATTTATTCCTTTTTCTATTGTTTTATAATCGTAGCCTGACAACCTGCAAATTCCATCACTGGCTTTCCAAATTCGTCTACTGCCTTCTTAACTCCAGCCCAACGGCGTGACCCGTAATCGTCTACCACTATAACTCCCCCTTTGACCATTCTTGGGTAAAAGAACTCCAACCCGTCTTTGGTTGATTGGTACAAATCGCTGTCCAGATAAACAAAACAAAACTTTTCATCTTCCACTGGTTTAGCTGTATCAGGAAAATATCCCTTATGATACTTAATACACGAATAATCTTTAAGATAATTATGTACATCTTCCAACCTAACAACCATTTGTTTTTCTGTATGTTCTTTGTATCCATTCACATTATCCTCAGTGCTTGTAGTGGGTAATCCCTCAAACGTGTCAAATAGGTGGTATGTTTTTCTTGTTTTTTCTATTAAAGAAGCCAGGACAGCCGCCGATCCACCTTTATATACGCCTAAATGAGCTACATCTCCTTCTAAGGTAATTGCATAAGATAGGAACTGATACATGGGGTGGAGTTGGTCCAAACCCACATAACTCACATTTTTGACATTGTATTTATTGTAAACTTCGAGAAACTTGTCGCTTACGGGTAAATACATCCAGTAATATCTCTTGTTCTTATAGTGAACCTCACAGCCAAGTTTATTAAAGAGTTTGGCTATTCCTCTAATTATTAGTGATTTCATCATTAGTTTAAACTACGCTTAATTAAATAATTAGCAACTTTACTTCCCCTACCCTCTAATAATTTTCAATTAGTTTAGCTATATCTTCGATGGCTTTGTTGTAGCCATAGTTAGGTGAACATTCTTTGCATTGAAGTTCGTGGCATACAGACCTTTTTGCCTCTATCACCTCCCTTGCCAAATTTTTGAGTTCAGTGGAGAAGAAGTCTTTGGCAACATCTGAAGACATCTGGCCGTACACATCCTCATTAGATATTTCATCAAACCTCTCTCGAAACGATTTAGAGTTATTCATTGGGATTATTTATTAACTTGATAAAATGCCTCGGCGAATTTCTGTGAGCATGTCGAGCGAAACTCCATGTCATTTTCAGGCAACGCCAATTCTTGAAACTCTGGGATAAATTTTCGTGCGCTTTTGTGTAGAAAAGCTAGTGATGGTTTTCCTCTACCAGGACGTATATACAATTCTGGTATTTTTGGCACATCATTCCAATTTGAATATACCTTTGGCGGGATATTGAACTTTCCCCACAATGCCGTTCTTTTAGTCCAAGGGCTTCCGTAATGCCAAGGTTCATAGGTCATAGTTGGTTGTCCTAGATAATCCTTAAGTCGTCCCGTAGCGGGGTTTTCTATCACCCAAAAGGTAGGATTGCACTCTGAAATTATTCTTTGGCATTCTCTTACAAGAAACATTCCTGCTTCGGGATTTCTGGCTCTGCCATTACTCCTAGCAGTTGAGAACTCCGTACATACGGGATTGGCTATAACACCATACACATCCTGAGGTGGATGATAGTTCTCAACCCCAATATCTTTTCCCACAAGAATTACGTTATAACCCGCATTCTTGTAGGGTTTCGTATCCGAGCCTGTATCAGCACAAAGATGTAAAATGGTTTTCATCTCTTTACTTCTTATTGCTTCTAATGCGGGAGGCGACATCGGATAATACATCGTTAAAATCCATTACTCTATACTCGGTTACACCGTACTTACCTTTCATAGATTCAACCATTTTCGCTATCTCCTTTCTCACCTCCTCCTCTTTATCGGCTAGGAGTTGGCGGATAAAGGATTTTAGATGATTTATTTCTCTATCGTACTCAAACTTGTGATGACAATCGTTCAACACGTTCATCAAACCACCTGTCCACCCCTCTAGGGTATTCTCTGCAACCCATGGAATTGGTCTCGCTAAGTAACAATCAACACCATGCTTCATTCCGATATAACCGTTTTTGTCCGCGTTATCTAATTCTTTCTCTGTCCAATAACCGAAGCTTAGCCACTCTTTTCTGCTGTAAACTAAAATATTTCTTTCAGAAATCATCCGCTTTTCCGACTTCTCAAACTCCTCTTTACCACTCTCCCAAACATCTTTTGGAATAACTAGGTATGTGTCTTTCTCGTGATTCACACCTTTTTTTTCTATTTGCTCTTTTAGGTTATCAACTATTTTCTTAGCATCGCCGATTGTTTCAATGACACCAGGTTTATCGCTTCCATGAAACTTACACGGCTTTGTTTCGGCACAATAGACAGCTCCTTTCCCCGCACCAAAACCTCGTGTATGCAGCATTATTCCGCAAACCCCTTTATCGCTCTCAACTACTTCACAGAAATTACATGGCCCAAACCCCTCGTGGTCTTCGTACTTACATCTGTGCAGTTTCCCATTCCAAATAAAATCATATTTCTTCTCTTTACCACTCTCTGGCACAGGCTCTCCACACAAACAACACCTATGACGAACTTGGAGGCTACAGGGAGGGTTTTTAATATCAAAGCAGTGGGTGTGGTCTGTTTTGGAGTACTCTTTATCACTAGAAACTTTATCCCACATATCTTTTGGGGCTTTAGAGCAACATCCATCACAGCCATGAACTCCTTTGTGATGACCTATTCCATGGTCGCAAATCCACTCTGTTCGTCTACCAGAGCGTTCTATATCTGAATATCTGGTTATTACCTCACCCGCTTCAACGGCTTTTTCAAAAGTCCTTTTCAGACCTTCGTCGAACGCTTGTATGCCTTTTTTACGTTTGTTAGTTTTCATCTCATTAAAAGGACAATACAAATAACTATAAGTATTATTGCGACTATCAGACCTAGGGCTTGTATGTAGTGTTTCATTTTATTTTCGGCCAATTATTCTTTCTAATAAACCCTGATAACTTAACTTCAACTTTAGGTTTCTTATCTGCGACTTGTCTCTTCTTTCTAAAGGCATCGTAGACTGCCCAGTTTATAAATTCACCTAATAAATTACCCATCGTGCCTAGCCAGTCCATCATTTCTGGTTCTTCACTAACTCCAATAAGGTATCCAGATAAATCACAACCTTTGTTTCCTCTAGTGGTTCGCCGTAAATTTTAAAAGCTAATACGGGTTCACGACTGAGACTCTCTAGCTTTTTGGTCTGTCTCCACCATTCAGGAATTTTAATAACAGCCTGATTTTTACATTCAATCCCTGCGTTTTGACCTAGAATCATCATAGAAGTCCATATATCTGATTTTTCAGAGTAACCATTGCCACTTCCATGTGCTCTATAAGCCTTGAGGTCAATTCCTTTTTCTCTAATCTGATCTGCCACATATTGCTCCAATATCTTTCCTTTTTGTACTTGCGTTTTCATTAGGACTGATTTTTTAACAGCCCCTCTATTTCTTCTAACCCAGCTTCTGAGGCATTGTAGATGATGTTTTTTCTACTAGACTCATCTTTTACAATCAAAGCGATAAGTTCGTTCTTGTCGTTGTAGATTGTAATCACTCCTTCTTTTTTTGTTGTCATGTTATTTTTACTTTTGATTTTCTCCACTCTCTATCTTGTCTATTAAGTTCTTTCCATTTTTTATTTCCTGAACCTTCTGGTAGAGGCATATCCGTCCCGTGTCGCTTGTTCCACATCCATACTCTTTTCCTATCTCTATGTTCCGCATTCCATTTTCTGTAGTAAGCCCTTTTTTGTTCCTCACTTTTCCATTTCATTTGATTACCTGTTTAATCTTTTAAGCGCCTCTCTGAACAAATGCGGCATGATTGCCATAGCTTCATCAATCACTGAATCGTAGACTCGGTCAAAATCCTCAACACAACCATCGTCGAAGTAGAGTTTGCGTAAGTAATTTCTAAATTTTACTGAGTTCTTACGTGGATCGGCGGCCTTAATGACCTCTCCATTATCTTTCTCGATTTCGACTGTCACAGGTACCGCCTTGTACGTTACAGCGTATGTTCCGTCCTCATTGTCTGACCTCTGTTCACTGACAATTGAGCAGTCTGCTGTTATTTTGAAGTTGTGGCCGATGTATAAGGCTTCTGGAATGTTGGCTTTACCCTGCAATTTGATGTAATAAGTGTCGTTTTTTTCACCCATGTTTTTTATTTGTTATATTTTTGTGAATAAGATTTATAGTTTCTTCAACTTTGTCTATAAAAAACATCTTGCCTTCTTTCCAGTAAACGTAATGGCCTATCAAGTAATTACAGACCCCGCCGCAAACCCACTGATTCGATAATCCAGAGCCGATTGGTTTTTCAACTTCACGCTCGCAAATGGGGCAAATGTGTTTACTCATTTTAAATGTTTGCTAATGTGCACCATTTCTTTACTCGCAGTTTTTGACAGTTGTGGTAGTGGTTCAGTACCAATAAGATTTTCTTTACCTGCTTCAATGAGACGTTTAACTTTTTCGCTTGCCAGAGAGATTAAGCCTTCAAAGTTTCCACATTTCTGATTCACCTCTTCCCAATCTTCCGTGCTTAATTTATGTCCGTAGTTCCAGCCAAGCGTCTTGTGATAATCAGGGATTACCTTAGAAATCTGTGTCCCATCAATCGCGCCGTGAGTTAAAACAATTTTTTTACCTGACATGAACGCATACATCGCCTTTTCTAATTCAGTTTCATCAATCGGGATAAAGTTATCCTGACCAAATCCATAAACCACTTTGAAATGTCTGAGTATGTTTTTCATATAATTACGTTGTTTACTGATTCCCCTACACTTTTACCCATTCGACCTTTGGACCACTTCTGAGCGTTCTGAAACCACTTCTGAAGCCTTCTCTGAACCTCGAAGGTATTTTCTAACTCCCACTTTGCTCGAGTACCGCTTTTATTTTTTTCGAGCCAGTAGCTACAGAAGTTAGAGACCTCGGAACGGGCAACTCCAGGATCAAGACCCGTCTTTACTATTAAATCTTCGAGAAACTTCAAATACTCTGAGTTTTTCTCAGAGCAGTTTTTAAAGAAATTTTTGGTTGCTTCTTTAGGGGGAATTTCTCCCTCTCTATTCTCTTCTATTCTATTCTCTTCTATTCTGTCGTTATCTTTGGCGTTACTTTTTGACTCTCTAAACTTTTTAACCCTAGAATAGCCTTCTGAATATTGCCTTTTTTCCCAATTTAATACCGTTACAATTCCGTTACATACCCGTATCATGTCTAACTCCTGAAACTTTTTGAGTACATCCGCACTTTTATCAGAAATACCAGACAAAACGAGTAATTGTGCCTCTGATAGAAACTTAATACTTCCACTGCTTGACTGACTTGCGAGACATAACAAAGTCAACCAACAACTCCGCTCAGAAGCGTTCAGTTGAAGTATCTTAGGATCGCTAAGATATTCTCCACCATAAAATTTAAACCACTGATTTGCCATAGTAGTGCATGCTACCCAGCTTAATAAAGACCAATCTCAGTCAGATCAAGGACTGCCGTCTTAACGGGTGGACGGGCGGGGTAACGATCCCCACGGAAAACCAATTCCGTCCATATTTAGGCCGCCACAAGCACGGCCTTTAACTTACTTTTTCTTTTTCAATCTTTTCAATTCAAGCTCAATCTTTGCGATGTGCTGTTCCAATTTGAACTCCAACACCACCAATCTCTTACATATTCTGCTTAGTTCTATGCGTGTTTTGTCGTCCATAATTCCTTTCATATTAGGGGCTGGGAGGGAACCATAAATGCGTTGGTATCAATCAAGAAGTTTCCAATATTCATTTCTTGCGCAATTATGGACAGGTTCGGTAAGCCTTGATTTGCATCCCGAATGAGTCTGACGACACAACTGTTTCCCCTCTCAACCTCCAATATTTAAGGAACTCTTAGTTTAATGTCGTTGCGGACAGGACTCTTTTTTCTCGTTGCCTTTTATTTAATTTGTCTTTATACTCTTTGTGTTTTATTGGATTGAGTTTAAGTTTTTGAAACCATCTCTTATGCCTCCCTTTGTTTAATTCGAGCAGGTGTTTGTTTTTAACGGGGTCGGACTTTAAACGTTTGTAACGTTTCTTAGAAAGAGACAGTATCTTTTCTCTGAAAGAAGAGTTGATTTTATATTTTTCGCGTAGTCGTGCATTTCTTTTTTCCCTGTGTTTTTCTGACATTTCCTTCCCGTAGTAGTAAGAAGGTGGTTTCAAATTAAGGTCACCTTCTTCTCTTGTTAGGTTTCTCAACCACTCTTCATCGATCTTTTTTCTGATATATTCTTTTATCTTATTTTTTGCAACTCCAAACAAAACTTTAGAAGCATGCTCTCCGTCCTTTATGAGGTTCTTATCCATAAAATTAGTTTTCAGAACCATAAGGCTATCCATAGCTATTTCATTTGAAATATCTTGTAAATCCTCTTTTGAGGAACTGGTCCTTATTTTTCTACAGACAAACGGAATAAGTTTGATTTGGGCCTTTCTGTAGATTTCCTCAAACTCTTTTCTCTGATGTTCTTTTGACATGTTACTTCCAGTTAAATAATGCTTTCTGGGAAGTCGCTCCAATAACTTCTCTTTGAAATTGCGGCAGAACTGTAGGAGGTTTTGTAGGCATAGCAACCTTCACCGTTTTAACCATCATGTAGTCCCTTACTAGCTTGTTTCCGTGAACACACTGCCTATCCTCAAATCTCCACTCACCCTCCGATTCAATCTCACTACGACGCTTATGCGGAGAGAATATGAACAATGCTCTGAACTCGTTGCCACAGTGCCAGTGGCCATCCTTGCAAAGCTCAATAATTTTCTCGTGTTGCGTCATTAGTTAGTCAATTAATTGGCCATGAGCTTCTCTATGGTGTCGGAAGCAAAGCCAGGTTACTTGTAATGGTCTTGTGTAATCTGTATGGTGAGCCTGAGCGTTAGGTAGTCCACACTTCTCGCAGTCACACCTTTTCAGCGTTCCATTTCGTATTGCATTAGCGATCTTATTTCTCGCTGTCCACTTAGATCTATCAAAAATCTTTCTTCTTCTTGCGGCCTCGACAACCTTCTTTTTCCTTTCTGGATATTGAGAACGTAGGCGTTCATAGGCTTTTATTCTTTTTCTCGTCTCTGGATCGTAATATCTAGCCCTAGCTTCTTCTTTGTTACATTCCTTGCACTTTTTTGCATAACCGTCATTTGTTTTTGGATGTAAGTAAAAGTTAGCGAGGTCTTTTTCAATCCGACATTTAGCACAAATCTTTTTCATATCTAAAATGGGATTGAATTAGGATCAATGTCGTCAAAATTTGGTTCTTTATCCATGACTGGGTAATCCATTTCTGTACCTGAAACCTTAGCTGACACTTGAACTGGCTGCTTGATAAGAGACTTACCTGAAAGGTGATTACCTATAGCATCTAGCTTCTTGTTAAGGGTTTCGTTAGCCAGAACTAGGAACTTCACACCTTGTAAGATTTCAGCGATTCTAGGATCATTTGAGCCGTTCTGAGTTTTTGGCATTTCAAAGTTAAGGTAGACGACTGGTTGACCTTGTTTGTTTGTTCCAGGCTTTTCTACAACTGTGGCCACTTCTACCTCCTGACCTACAGTCCATCCCTCGTTAGATTTGTTACCGAAACCTGACAGAAACTTCTCACCGTATTCCTTAGCTTTGATACTTACCGAAGTAAACGGCTTACCATCCTTTGATGTTCTTGGAGTCCTTGTAATTTGAGTTAATGTAAGTTTCATATTATTTGATTGCGTTTAATTTTCTATAAATCGTCACAGCCGCTTTGAAACAGTTGAAGTTCCCCTCTATGTCGTAGTTGAAAGCATGGTCAAAGCCTCCTTTCTTGTTGCAGTTGAGAATGAGTACACCGTCGAAAGCAAAGTTATGGAGCTTATTATCTCGGTATATGAGTGGGTATGTAGCCATCTCTGTAAGCATTTCTGCATAAGCTGAACATTGGATAAATGCTTCTGGATAGATACCACTGGATGTTTTAATGTCTGCTACGTACCTCTTTCCATCTATTTCACACACGATGTCGCATATACCACCAACCCAGAGAGAACGAGAGTAGACATGCTTTTCTGATTCCAAGAACTTCACATTATTGGTCAAAGCCCAGTTCACAAAGTGATTAAATGCCTTTTGTTCAAGTTCAGAGAATTTCAGATCAAGTTCAATATCTACTCCTAGAATTTTCATGTTTACCCACTTTTCAATAGCGTTGTGGACGTTTGTACCGAATTCACCCGCTGATTCTTTCTTCTTGCGATGGGCTACACGAGCTTCTTTACACACTTGCTCAAACACCTCATCGCCACCTTCGACTATTTCCGTGTAATTGCTCTGAATGAAATCAACCGCCATATTTGCACTCCACTGTATGAGCATCGGTTTTGCTATAACCCCTAGGATTGTCGTAACTCCAGTTAGAGGCTTTCCGTCTAAAGTGTGGACATGATTCTTTTCATCGAATGTGTAGGCTCCAGCTACAATTGATCTGTCCTGATCTTTTGTTAACATAGTGGCTCGTAAATTACATCGTAATCTTCTGGACCATTTGCTATATAAGAAACTATGTACGTTATGCCGTCTAATATTTTGAGTTCGTACATGTTAGTTCCAGTTAGGGTCTGCATAAGAGAAATCCTGGTAATTTGGGTCATTCATATCTTTATTGAGCGAGGCAAATGCTCTGCCGATTACCGAACTCATTGCTTTGTGGTTTTCTATTGCCATTAACACATCGTTTGCACACTGGTCTGCTATGTCGTTGCACTTACAAATTGGATTTATATTCATGTTAATTTCCTAATAGGCTGACAAAGAAAAGAACTAGAAACAAAATCCCGATTGCCGCTCCGTGCAGTGGCTTATAGCTATGCATCCTTTCTTGAGCCGTCTTAATATCTCCGAATACTTTTGTTGACATAAATTTTTGCTATTCCCCACACACCAACAAAGATGTAGGGGGAATAACATGTTGGTTAATGATGCTGACTAAGCATCTGGGGGGCGGAGAAAACCTTTCGTATCGGTCTCTAAGAGACCTACTGTCGCCAGTGACTGCCAGTCTTT